GGAAAATGTCCATACGAAGCTCATCAGGAGCTGCAAGACCGTCTGTGCCACCTGGGGCTGTTCCGTCTGCATCCTGAGAGTTAATTGGGTTGTAAGCCAAAGCGCGAATATCTTGAACAACTTCTGGTGAACAAATAAGGTCAGTTAAACCTTTTGTACGAGTTGTTGGAGTACCACCAATGAATGAAGTATTAATTCTCTTAGCAAGAGTAAGAAGGTCATTCATGTCAGCAAGTGTAAACTTGCCAGCAATTTGGTTAGTTTGAACGTGCTTTTTGCTGTTTGTAGTAGCATTTGCTACAGCGGTCATAAGCAATGTAGCTGAAGTAGTTTCCTGCTTAATCAAGATTTCCTGTGCAACACGAGTGAAAGTCTTGCTTACTACGTCCATGCGGCTTTTAGCAGCATAACGACGATCAAAACTTACAGCACTATCAAGACTATAAGTAGCAAGTTTCAACTCAGATGCAGTTGGAAGAACTTGGTTAGTTGGAAGACCACCAGCATGACTTTGACTGTATACCTCAACATAATCTTCATCAGAAATGTTGTAGTAAAGGTCTAAAGGTATGCTTGGATTATCATCAGCATTAAACTGAAGTGACTGGAACAGATTGCTTACAGTTGGAGCTTGGTTAAGAACCTCAGCTAAAACTGGTCCGATAAATTCGGCAAGGGCAACCTGAGCCTCATATGCAATAGTTTTATTGCGAGAGGCCATTGCTTTTACAAGCTCGACCTGCTCTGGGGTGCGTTTTAAAGTAATTTTCATTTTATAAAATCCTTTCTAAAAATTAGTTACAATCAAAAGAGATTATGATGTAATTGCCAGCGAACTGATCAGTAGTTGGTCCTTGACTTGTGCGAGTTCCTGTTCCGAGAACGTGTCCGAAAACTTTGTCCTCAGCTACTAAATCACCAGTAGTAATAGAACCAGCAGCGATTGAAGCAAAACCAGTGATTTTACCAGCGTTAGATGAAAGCTTAATTCTATTTCCTGGGGCATAGTCAGTAAGAGGCCCATCAAATGCAGAGGAACTTAAAGTAAAGATTCCTTTAGTTGCAATAGGTACAGCTTGTCCAGGAAGAACTGCTTGAAGCTCAGCTTGCTTAGTTGGATTATAAAGCAATTTTTCGCCATTTTCATCAGCTTTAGCTGTCTGATTAAGAGTCATACCAATAGCATGATCTTCATCTTTAGCTCCTGTAATTTTAAGATTAACTTCAGGGTACATCTTTGTTGTACCTAAGAACGGAAAGCTGCTATCACCCAAATAAGAATTTGTTTGATACTCAACAGGTTCTTTATCGAAGTTACCGTCAGCCACTTTAACGAAAACGCCAGCATCACCAGCGCCAGAATCAGTGGTCTTGTCAAGAACATCACTTCCGATAACGGAAAATAAGTTCACGACATCATGATCAGAGTATTGTCTGAAAGGTAGAATTCGTAATCCCATAATTTTGTTTTAGTTAAATTAAAGTTTAGTTAGTTAAGAAATTTCAATATTTTCACGCTTGAAAGCATCTCTGAATTTTTCAATCAAAGATTGATCTTCAGATGCAACTGCCTCATTCGCATTAGGAATCTCAGCATCAGTTAGCTCAGCATCGTCAAGTGCTTTTTCAACCTCAACTTCTTCAGAAGCATTTGAGATTCTTTTAGCCACTTCTTCGTCAATGCGCTTTTCAATATCTTCTTGAATTGAAGCTTGAGCCTCTTTGTTTTTGTGTCTCCAAAGAACTTCTAGCTTTGAAGCAAAAGAAGTAAATTCTTCATCTTCACCGAGATTTTTAAGCTCATTTGCTAAAAATTCGCGGTCTTCGTCGTCAAGATCATATGACTGATCAATAGAATCCATTCTCTCATTGAATCGAGCTATAGCTTCCTCAGCCTTTTTCTCGGTTTCAAAAACAGAGATGCGCTCATTTGCTTCTCCTAATTTTTGCTCAAGATCGGCTACTGAAGACTTTAGATCCTCATATTCTTTAGCGATTGTTTCCTTTTGATTTTTAGCTTCCTCAATATCTGCACGGTATTGCTCATCCCGTTGTTTGATTGCATTAGAGAAAGTGTCAGTCATTGAAGCGATAGCTTCTTTTGAAAATTTCTTCTCATTTAGAAGCTCTTTAAGTTCTGAAATAGTGTTTTCTAGTTCCATAGCGTGTATATCCTTTTGGTTGTTTACATTTAAATTTAAATTTTGTGAAATTTTATCACGTTTGTCGTTTATAAAAATTTTTTCTGTCTCGGCTTTATCAGAATATAAGCCTTTTACATCAGCAGCTGGGTTCATAGTATAAGCGATACCTAGTGGGAATATTTTACCAGTGATAAGTCTATATATATTTTCACCTTTATCAGTTTTACCATTACCTCCATAGCTTTTTAAAAAACCCTTCATTTTATCTATTTTTTCAGGGTCTGAGATTATTTGCGCATCCTTAAGATCATCACTACCTACAGCCAAAACAAAATTGCTAAAACCTACTTCCCAGCTTGCAGAAACTTTTTGAAATGCTGGATCTTCTGGATCTAAAGACTTTTCTACTAAATTAGTAAAATCTCTGTTTACTGATTTATAAATAACTGCACCTAAAGCTATATTAAAAGGATTTTTTGTATTTTTAATATCTTCAGCCGTTAATATTTCATTAGTTTCAGCATCGCTAAATCCAGCATCTACTATGTGCCCAACTATTTTTTGCTTATTATGTTCTATATTTGTTGGCTTATGAACAAAATTTGGCGTATACTCCATAGCAGTTTCCGTTGACATCCCATCGCCATTTTTATTAAATTTATTTACAACAGCCGCATTAAAAGCCACACCCAATAAATCAACATTACTTTTGTAATCTATATCTTTTGGCACGAGTGGTGCTAGATTACTTAATGAAGCCTCAGATATTAGAGAGGCTTTACTTATCTCACAAATTGAAATTGGACACTCAAAAGTTGTTTTATATTTATACTCCATTAAGATTTTTTCGTACTATGATGTAAAATTGCAGATGGATATAACTCTAGATTATGTTTTGCAGATATTGATAAAACCTCTGTCAAAGTTTCTAGATTTTCTATCTCATCAAGGTTATTTACACAGGAATCAAACCTTTCGGCCCAAGATTCTTCATTTTCAGAACATACTATGGATTCGCACAGTTCAGATAGAACATTCTCCATTGATTCAGAGATTTCACCTTTTTCGCTTTTTTCTACAAGTTTTCCTCTAGATTCATTTATAAAGTCATCTATTTTGTACAATGCCTTTTGTATGTTTTTTCTAGAGTATGTTGATCTTGAAACAGGTATATCTACTGTTCCCTCAGGTCTACCAGCTTGATTAGGAGTTCTTGCTTTCGGACCATCAGATTCCATCATAGGAACACCGCCAACTAAAGGATTGTAGAAACCCTCCTTTCGCTCTTGTATAAATGTTTCTTGTGCTGGAGAGATGTTTTCTGCTTCAGGGAAACGACCATTATGGAACATTTCCATACCTTGTTGTGGTGTAAGTATTCCAAGCTCCATCAACCTCGTAGAAACTCTCATCAATTGAGTCTCATCCCTCATATCTATATCTTTCATTTTTACTTGGGGATAAGACCTAAAACCAAGCTCAGATGCGATTCTTTTTATTTCTTTCTGTAAGAAATCATTTAAAAATCCATTTCTAGACTCTTTTAATCTATCAATAAAAATTTGTGCTTTAACTTGAGTAGAATTATATTTTTCTTCACCTACGACTATATTTTGCAACCCTTGTTTTATATCTTCATTAAGTATTTTATATTTGTCTGGGCCTAATACTCTATTAAGCTCTGGTATTATGAATTCTGCTTTTGTTGTGTAATCAGAAACTAAAACTCTTCCAACACTCTCATTTTTAAATAAGTTCTGCATGGCTGCTAGATTATTAGCGTTGACTCCACCCTTATCTGGATCAGCACCCATGGTGATAAGCAAAATTACATTTTCTACAGTTCTTGTAATCGCTTGATCCATTTTCTTTAGTTCCATCTTAGCATTTATATCATCTAAAACTGGAAAACCAAAAGGCACAGCAAAAGGCTCATAGTCTTGTTTTTTATAAAAAGAGTATGAAAGTTTTTCAGCTTCTAGATGCATGCTTACTCCTCTAGTCGTATACCCACCATCTTTTATTAATTTTTTAGTGTGCTCATCAAAACTATCAAATAAAGCTTGTTCTTCAGTAGTTTGTGGATTTCTAAGTCTTGCAAGCTCATATTCAGATAAAACTTTTTCGTATGCATTTTTTGAAAAAGTCGCTGATCTTTTAGTTGTTATGTCATAAGGATTAAGAAGTATGTATCTCAAAGGTATCCTATTTCCAGCTGGATTGATTGCTCCAACTTGGTTTATAATTTTTGCATAATCATCAGCTTTAAAGCTTCCATCCATCCTGTATAAGAACACATTACCACTACGATAATACTCTCTAAAGTATTGGTCTTTTATATTTACAAGATTTATTCTTCTAAACCACTCTTCAAAAAACTCTCTACTTTTTCTAGACCCTCCCTCTAAATAAACATCTGTGTTAGTAAACTCAGACATTATATCAATAGCATTTCTAAAAACTGCTACATTTGCGTATGCTTTTTGGCAAAGTTCTATGGCATCGCGAACATTGACTCCATCGGATGAATACTCATAGGGAAGTAAACCTACTGCAATACTAGAGTACCTATTTCTAAGATTTACAAGTGCTGCTCTATTTTGTCTTGATCCTGAAAAACCGCTAGTGCTAGCAGACTGCCTTCTAGCCTTTGATACCTGATTAAAAGACGCATCAGATGTGTAAAAAGGTTCACCTAATAAATCAGGCTCTATTTTACCATTTTCTCCTATAGGTATATAGGTCTTTGTCTCTTTGTTAAATTTATTCCAATATTCTGAACGTTTGGTATATTTTCTCTTAGCCATAACAATATTTTGTTTTACACTTAAAGTTAACTTTCAACTTTTAAAAGTTAAGAAATAAACATTGGAGTGAATGTAGGTTGATTATTGTTCTCATTAAAGTCTTGCATATCATAATAAATATTCATCATCCAGTTACCCAATACTAAAGCTGAATAAGAGTCTTTTCTAGCTTTGTCAGCGCCTTTTTGTTTTCTAAGAGTTGGAGGTAAATCAAAACTTTGAGTTCCCTGAGCAGAAGTCGTTATCTGGACAAGAGCGCACTGAACTTTGATTAGGTCCATCATATCCTTTTGATGCTCTACAAAATCAATCATCCTAGCTCCTTTGCCTCCTTTTTGATTTGGGTCATTTCTCATAAACTTTAATTCTTCAATTGGCACTCTGGATTTTCTTTGATTGTTATAATCATCATTCATGGCTGCTCCAGCAAAAAATATTCTCTTATGATCAAAAGCTGACTGTAAAGATTCATTAGCTAGTCTTATCCAAGCAGAAGTAGGCTTTCTTAAAAACACAAAGTTTTTGTCTGATTTATTGTACTGATTTCTTAATTTCCTTAAATTTTTATCATAATCTTTTGTATTATCTAAATCGACTTCTATAACACCAAGTTTTAAATTTTTACTTTTAAATACTTCACTCTCATTACATGAATTAAGAAACTGCACCCCTCCATTGTAGTCGCCCACTACAGCACTAATATTAAAATGTGTTAGGATGTACGCCATGTATTTTATATGTGTTTTCAAACTAGACCCAGACAAAGCATAGCTATGTACGACTGTACCTTTCCTAGTTTCTAAATTAATTTTTATAAGTAACATAGCAAAATCGTCTGAGCTTTCACTTTCTGACCAAGATGGGTCAAAAGCTAATATGTAGTCATCTTTTGGATTACCTATAACCTCAACAGATTGGCCTTCTCCATCAGGTATTGTGCAATCTGCCATTTTGCTAACTTTGAAATACCCTGAACTATCATCTGTGAATATTGCCCCAAACTCCCTCTGGAATTGAGACTCACTCATAGTATTTTTAGATTGG